TTAGGGAATGGACAAACAGAGTTGTAGGGACAGACGAGGAAAGAATGGTATTTGCTATTGCCAAAACTATTCGTAAGAACGGAATCCAACCCAGACCTTATTTTAGAAGGGCAGTAGTAAAAGAAGCACCTAATTTCAAACTTACATGGTCAACAATGTTAGCTGAAAGATTAGAAGCAGAAGTATTCAAATCAACAGTATAGACACACACACCTTTATTTCCACTGGAACTATTCTAAGGTGTGTCATGTTTTTATTTTTAATTTATCGAGGGATTCGGCGGGTTATTAGCTATATAATATATATTCTTTCTTATATAATAAAAGTTCCAGTGGAAATGAAGGTGTCTGTCTCTCTCTTTTTAGCTACCCAAAAGTATATATGTCCTTTCTACAATGACATAATATGAGCTTAGCAAAAGCAGAAGAGTATTGGAAATGTCCTCATTGTGGGCAAATGTTAAAAGCATGGGATGTAGAGAGAGAAATACGGGGCCGCTTGTGTAAGTATATAGAATATGATCACAAAAACCCAAAATATAGGCACGTAACTCCATTTGGTACATTTAAGTGCTACAATAAGAAACGAAGAGTTCCGAAACAGTAAAAAAC